ATGACCCAAGAAGCGACATTTACGATTACACAGGGCAAGCAGGGATGCAAAGAGTTGTTGAAATTAAACCACCAAAGGAGGTTTTAGAATGAAGTTGATTGAAAAATGGGTGATAGAAGGCATAAAGAGTCTTAAAGGCGATGTATTTACTCTCGATGAACTTAAGGGTGCGATAATTGATAAAAAAGGTTCAAGTATTTACATCGGAAATCATACTCAATTAGCCCACTATTGTAAAAGACACGCAAAAAAAGTTTCTGCGGGAACATATAGAAGGTCAAAGTAATGAGCAAGGAGGAATACAAATGAGCAGAATCGAAGATGAAGTATGCAAGAAGATTGCACAGCGAGCAGAAGTAGGCAAGAGCAAGTACGGGGTCACTATGGAAACCGCACCACTCTCCCGCCTTGAATGGCTTATCCACGCCCAAGAAGAGGCTATGGACTTGGCTGTGTACTTGCAGAAGTTGATTGAGATGGAGCAAAAAACTATCCACGAAAAAATGCAAGAACGAGCCGACCGTATTAACGATACGAGGCGAGCGCACCGTATTAACAAATTGAATGATGAGGCGAAAGAATGAGATGGAATCCTACTGGTGATGATAGTCGCCCACGCATTGACGATTACCTTGAGGCTACTGGTAATCAATTGGAGGCTGACTCGTACAAGAGTAGCACCTACGCTTGGAATCCGAATGAGGATGACACTACTATCCTCCGAGTCACCAAGTCAAGTTATGGTACATTCGGCTGGTGTCCACAGCAATACTACATTGAGAAGTTCTTAGGTATTCGTGGAGAAACAGTTGACCACCACATACGAGGGCTGAATGTCCACGACATGATGGAGTGGTTTTGGCTCAACTACACCGATGAACAAGAAAAATCAGTGTTAAAGTTGATTGATGAAGGTGATTTACTTGAGGCTGAAAAGTTATTCAACAGTGCTATACCATCCCCTCCCGAACCGTATGAGTTCGGTGAAGATGAGCAAATTGCACAATGGGTGAAATGGCAATTCAATCGCTTGGTTATCACCAAAGGCGAGCAATGGCGACCCGTCGCTATTGAAGCAAACATACAGGCCACACGCTTCGTTGAAGTCGATGGCGTTCACATTCCTATTCACATGAATGGTTTTATTGACGGGCTATTTGCTGACGATGATGGCTTCGCTCTTATGGAATTGAAGACCGGGAAGTACAACAAGAACAAACCCACGGCCATGCGTAAAGAGATGCAATTTTACAAGATGATGCTTGAGCATAGCCCACACTACGAGTTCCTTCCTATCACCCATTGGGGATGGGAGTTCCCCGGTGGTGGTATCAACGGCGGCGATGGGCCTACCATGTTCTATGAAGATTCAAAGAAAGGAGGCAGACACGCTTCCAAGAGTATCGAGAAAGGTTTGGTGCGCCTACTTGAAGCACACCTAAACATGGAGTTTCCACCCGACCCCGGTAATAACGAGTTCAAATGTGGGTGGTGCAGTTATCAAGAACACTGCGAGTATTGGAATCCGGCTGATGATTTAGAATGGCTGGAAAGTTCCGGTGCGAATAAGTTCTTGGACAAATTAGAAAAAGATGGAGAAGATGAAAAATGATGGAAGCAATTATGATTTTGGAGCGCATGTTGAATGATAATACTGGTACATTTAACATTGAAGTGAAAGTAAACAAAACGAGTGGTGGGCGTTTACCCAACCGTAAGATGTTCACTCGCCAAGTAATACGACAAACGAAACTAAGCGAGTTTATGGACATAGGTGGGGAAGCAACAAAGGAACACCCTTTGTTGGTTATTTACACGGTTCACCCCTCACACCTACGGGTGACAAAGGTGAACAAATTGATTGATGCACTTTTGAAAGACCTCGAAATTTTACTACACGAAAAGCGGTGATAGCGTGCCCTTCGTACCTATTGACTACCCTCGTGAGGTACTCGAATTGCCGAGTAATGGTGAGCGGGGCTGGCGGCGTATTGTTCGTAGTTCAGCCGAACTTGAACAGTATTGGGCTGGTAAGAACGGAAGTGGTAATGTGTACTTTACCGCTTACGGTTTCAATGAAACACAAGCACCTAAACACCACAGGGTTGACTACAACACACCGAAGATTCACCATTTTGTATTGGACTTCGATTGTAAGGATTTCAAGAGCAGGGGCAAAGATGTTCCATTTGAGGTTCCGCAAGCGGAAGTTAGGAAACTTCACAGTTATTTAATTGAAAAAGATACACTACACTACATTTGGTTTAGTGGGGGCGGCTACCATGTATGGGTTCCTTTGGCTAAGACCCTTGAACCTAAAAACGGTAATGAACTTTCACGCATAAAACACTCCGGTAGGTTGCTCATTAACAAATGGGAGAGCAAACTCGGTGGCCTACGATGCAATGACCCTACGGTAGCGTTCGATACAAGCGGTATGATACGAATACCCAACTCATACAACGCCAAGCGGGAGGTGTGGGGTGTACCGTTGAGTAGTGACCTCGTTATGAACGCATCATACGATGACTTGATGGATATAGGTCAAGAATCTCACACAGGCTATGTACAGTTAGGTAGCATCCCTATCGAATTAAACATTGTCAAGAGTGCCTTTGCTAACATGACACAAATAAAAACAGTGGAAATACCTACAGTATCACTCGATGACATTCACATGCTTCCGTGTCTTTCACAGGCCGCTATGGGTGGCGGCAATCCTACTCACAGGGCGAGGTTTCACCTTGCCTCCTACTTAGCCGACCGGCTTCGTATGTTCTTTCCCGCTTGGCGTATAGCCGAGAAGGAAAAGGAAGAGCATGTAGGTATGATTTCAAGAATCATTTCCGGTCAAGGTTGGGTGGACTATCGAAAAGAAAAAACAGAAGAACAGGTACGCAGTATCGTCATGTCGGGTTATCCACATGCCACCTGCGCCACACTTTACCAAGAAGGATTTTGCATAGGTAAATGCAAATACTACGACGGAACCGGCGATATGGAGTGATACTATGAGCAATATATTTGACGCATACGATGATAAAATTAAACCTAAAAGAAGAAGAAACATTAACACGATTAAAAGAGTGATAAAATTACTCAAACATGGCAATAAAAATACACGAGAGATACACACTCATCTCCATGAAACTTGGCCTCGATGGTGTCCAAGTATGCCTCGACTTGGAAATATTTTAAGTAAAAATCGTGAGTTTATTGAAGTCGGTAAAGAAAGAGCAGAAGCGAATTTATCCGGTGCCTACAATTTAGTGATTTGGGGGTTGGTTGATGAAACCTGACTTGATAATTGACAGTAATGAGCGTGGCTCGTTGTGTGAAGCCATTGAACGAAAGGCGAAGAAGGCTGGCCTAAATGTCGTAAGACAAACCCTTGTCGTAGGTGATTACCTACTCGGTGGTGCGTTAGTTGAGGCTAAAAGTATTCCCGACCTATTCCAATCATCTCACTCCGGTCACCTATGGCGACAACTGGATAACATGGATGCTAACTTTGAGCGTTTCTTCCTTGTCATACACGGCTCAATTGAGAAGTACATCACGATGGCGAAGCGCAACGGTAAGCAAGTAAGTTATTCAAGAGTACAGGCCGAAATGACAGGTACTATCGCCCGTATTATGAGCGACTTTGAATGCCAAGTATTCTTCACCCCCGATGTGAGTAGTGCATCTCAATTCATTGTGAAATTACATGACAAGTTGCACAAGCCAGCAAGCAAGCATGGCGCACAAAGCATACGAAGGGTAGCAAGCAATGACCTACGACTGGACATGATAATGACCGTACCCGGTGTTGGTCGTGAAGTGGCCGAACGCTTACTCGAATCATGCGGTAGTATCGAAGAGATGTGCTTCCCCGAATCACTCAAGCAAATCAAAGGCTTGGGTGAGGTAAGAAGAAAACTACTCATCAAGATACTTACAAGTGAAGAACCAGTGAAGCAAGAACGAAAAGTCCGACGATGATATATAAAGAACAAAAGAAACAGGAAATGATACAATGACTCAAATTTCAAATTACAAAGCCGTACAGAAGTTCCCCGTTCTTGAGGGGTACTTACACCACTTTTCACAAACTTCCATGATGAATGAAGTACCAGCACTACTTTCATTCTTTTTCATTCAAGGCCAAGTTGCCCTACCCTATGTCCGTATTCCTACTGGCGACTCCCACCTCGACCCTCGTGTACATGTATTTTGGATTCAACCTTCTCGTACTGGTAAGTCAATCGCTTGGAACTTTATCAGTGATGTTATGGAAAATATCGAAGTCCCTTATGATGCATTCGCATCGGGAACAGATGCAGGTCTAATCGGCTCAACTAATCCAGTGCTTGATGAGAACCATAAACCCACAGGAGAATTTGAAACTGTTCCGGGCTTACTCGCAGGGCGCAAGGCTATCAACTTCGATGAAGGGTCTATCCTACTTACTCCAAATAAGCACAGTCAAGAAACTGTACTGTACCTACAAACAGCGTGTAATGCCGTTGGTAGCAACAGCAATGTACTGGTAAAACACATGAAGGGAAATAAAATTGAGTGTGATTCTTTGGTATCTTTATGGATTACCACATACCCACCAAAGGGTGTTAAGGACTATGTGTTGACAAAAGGTATCTTTCAGCGTGTACTGCTGTACTGGGCGCACTGGGACATGGGGATGCGTCAAGAGGTAAGCACTAATCGTCTTGCAACCTTTTGGCGAAGACCCGAAGAAAACGATTTGACTAAGGATGATATTTACGATTACTTCAAAACTACTGATAAACGCATTCGTGACCGCCTATTGAACTTGGCTGAAATAGAATTTTTACAGTGGAGTGAAATGAGTGATGATGAGCGAGAAGAAATAGTACAACAATACATGTGGGACATGTTCAAACCCGGTTTAAATTACACCACTGCGTTGTATCAAGCATCCGATGACATTTACAAAGAACTCGTTAAGATGAACCCTGCTATGTCGGAAATCGTAGCATCCTTCACACCGGGTATTGAGAACTACCTCGGTATCATTTCCCTTCACATGGCCCTGCTTGACAAATCATGGGAAATCAAAGAAGAACATGTTGACATGGCTCATGAGATTTTACACGACCTGTTCCTAAACCTTATCTCATGGCTTGAAGACTCCGTTGAAGTGAACGGAAACAAGGCCAAAGAGGGCAAATTGCTTGAGCAGATGCTCAAGGCGTACAACGATAGCGTGGGCTATGAGATTGAAGGACACAACGGTGAATGGCGTAGGAAGCAAGCGGTACTCACAAAGTACACCGAAAACACCGGAGTATCGAAGAGTACAGCAGAAAGACATTTCAAAGATTATGCTTCCAAGATGTTTAACAGCCGTAAGCAAGGCAAGCGGATTTACTACCAACACAAGGCGGCGAAGAAATGAGTGACATAATGGCATTGGATATTGAAACAGGCAACTACTCGTGGGAAATCGGAGGATGGGATAAGACCGCCTCCTTTGAGCCTACAGTTGTCGCTACATGGAATGGCAACGATGGTACGGTGTATTGCAACAAGTCACTGGACATTGATGCTACAGTGAAAGAACTCCATCCTCGTACACTCGGTGAGGACTTAGCAAAGCATGTGGCTGGCGGTGGCGTTGTCATCGGTCATAACATCAAGGGATTTGACTTACCTGTACTTCGTGATGCACTCGATTGCTGGACGGCGGGTGACATACTCGGTAAGGCCGATGCGGTCATTGACACAAAGCACTTGGTACAGAAGGCGGCGACAGCCGTTGGTAAGGTATCAACAACTCTCGGTATGCTAACAAAGACCACTTTAGAGGACAATAAGTTAATGAATAGTGAAGATGCGCCTTTAGCATGGAGAGCGGGTAAATTCGATGAGGTAGCCAAATACTGCCTTAGTGATGCCCAACTTACATTCGACCTATATCAATTCGGAAAGAGCGAGGGGTATATCAAATCACGACATTTGGAAACTGGTGAAGTGGTCGAAATAGAAGTGGAATGGTGAAGACATGACTGAAATAGAAAGCACAAAGAGCAAAGCACAGATACACAACATTCGAGCGGCAAAGACGGTAGCAGATACCGTCAAATCGACCCTCGGACCTATGGGTATGGACAAACTGATGGTTGACGGCGGGGGTGGTGTTATCGTGACAAACGATGGTGCTACCATCTTGCGTGAACTTGATGTATCTCACCCCGGTGGTAAGATGATTGTTGAAGTAGCGAAGACACAAGAGAACCTGTGCTATGACGGTACTACAAGTACGGTCATTCTTGCAGGTCAACTACTCGGAAACAGCGAAATGTTGTTTGAGAAGGGATTGCACCCAAATGTGATTTGTCGTGGTTATCACGAAGCATCACAAATGGCCGTTGAGTACCTTCACACTAATATTTCACTCACAAGCAATGAGCGAGCAGTGTTGGTATCAGTTGCTAAAACTGCTATCACAGGTAAAGCACTTGAGAACTCACTCGATGCCGTTGCTGAACTATGCGTGGCGGCTGTCGAGAAGGCGGGTGACGCTGAAAGCGTGAAGGTCGTGTCCTTCCCCGGTGGCTCACTCGATGACTCGTACTTGTACGAAGGGTCGATTGTGAACAAGGACTATGTGCTTGAGGGCGAGGATGCCTACAGCAACATCGTTTTGTTGAACACCGGCCTTGAGAACGAGAAGAGTGAAGACAATGTACAGGTCCAACTCGATGCACAGTCATTCCAATCATACAAATCATCGGGTAAGGCAAACCTCATCTCAACGGCTAAATTACTTGTGAAAGCAATGCCGAAGGGTGGCGTAGTCTTTGTCCGTGATGCGGTCAATGACCATGTTTGCGCCCACCTCAAGAAGCATAACATCATGGTTGCTCGCAGAACACCGGAGTCAACACTACGCTCTTTGAGCAAGGTCACAGGGGCTACAGTGTACCAAACAGCCGAGGAAGTCGATACTGCTACCAAATGTACGGTTGAACGACAACGGCACAACGATGTGTGGTATCTCTTCGTACAGGGCAATGTCAAGAGTGATGAAGCAACACTCGTGCTAAGGGGTGCTACTACGCACACCCTTGAAGAAGTTGAGCGTGGTTTCGATGACGCTCTTGGTGTTGTATCATTAGTCTTAAAGAACGGCAACTTCGTTGTCGGTGGTGGAAACGCATACGCCCGTATGTCATCCCATCTACGCCAACACGCCGCTCAAATCGGTGGTAGGGCGCAGATGGCGATTGAAGCCTTTGCTGATGCCTTAGAGTGCATCCCTGCTACCATTGCCGAGAATGCTGGGCATGACCCACTTGATACAGTTCTCGCCATCCGTCACGAAATCCTACAGGGGAACCGTGAGATTGGCCCCGATGTACACAACGGTGGTGTGTGTAGTATGATGGAACTCGGTGTGTATGAACCCGCCGAACTTGTTCGTCAAGCAGTGTTGAGTGCCAGTGAAGTCACCAATTCTATCCTACGCATTGACGATATTATTGCACGAAGGCCAGCACAATGAACAGACACATTTGCCCATTTTGCGATGAACCATGCGAAGTATTGGTTGATGGAGATTTTTGCGAGGCTTGTTTCGATGGGGCGACTGTTGGAGAAGTTGAAAGTAAAGTGTAGGGCTTGTGCCCATTGGCACATAGCACGACGCATATCGGCTCGCTACCTTGATGATGAGCGTGAGCGATTCCTGTTGCTACAGTGTAGGCAATGTGGGCACTATTGGCAAGATACCGCAATTAAGAAAAACAACAGTGAAAGTAGTTGAGAATAATTTTTCTTCTTCTATTTTGAATCGCCCTATTCACACTAACCGAACAAAGGTTGGATTGGTCGCATGGCTTACTGTACAGACGAACTTAGCGTACCCACCATCGCTGTCGGCGGTGTCACCGATGGCAGAAGTGGTTGAGTTGGTGAGAGCGAATGTACCAGTGTTAGAGCCGTGGGTGTTCTTTATCTCGATGATATAACCCGCTGGGAAGGGTCCACTGGTAGTCACAGCGAATGTACCACCCGGTGTAAGCACGAGGATGTTAGCATCGGTTGATGTGAGGTCAATGCTGGTAGCAGTGCTTGTCAACACACGGTCAAACACTGAACGAGTGAAACGGGCGGCGTGAGTACCACTGTAGTACAACACATCCTTATCGTTGTCACCTGCTGTAGTGCTGGCGATTTGTGCCCCAAAGGATTGCCACATTGCACCAAAGCGTGAGCCAGTAAGACCACCCACTTCACCACTGTGGAAGTTATCGAGTTCTGTATGTGAGTCAACTTCGGCTGTAGCGGCAATGTCACCTGTGGTGACGGGTGAGAAGTACATTGGTGATGGTCGGATGAACACACGCTTGTCATTCACTTCTGTGATAGCCAACTTGAGGTCATCGCCCCCAGCGTCATACACGACACGGAGGACAGCGAGGACGAGTGTTTGGGTGTTTGCCAACGCACTACTACCTGTTGCAGTGGGTGTATTGAGGAAAGAGGTGGAACAAGCGGGATAGGCGTTAGCACCTACGGTGGTGGCTGTTCCTAATTCCCAATAAATATGTTTCACAGTGGAAGTATCGTCAGCGCAAGCATAGACGACAACAAGTGCTTCTTTACCACTGGTAAGGGCGGTGTGTGAACCTGCGGCACTGGCACTGCTTGTATTCAATGTGTAAGTTGTTGTTGTACCTACACCACCTGCGAACTGATACATGACACCATCAAGAACGACATACCCACCTTTTACAGTGAAAGTAGTACCACTGGCATAATTGACAGCACCGGGTAAGTTGGCGGGTGTATTCCTGTCACCTTCGCCTACCGATGTATCATCGTACATAATGATGCCATTACCGTGTACACCCTCAATCATGTTGGTAAGTGTGGGTGATATGATGTGGTCACCGTCAGCCAAGCCGTCAGCGTTAGTTGCTGTTGTCACTGTCAAATTGTGATTCGTATGTCCCGATACTGGATTGCCGTTTCCCATGTCATGCCACCTCAATTAAAATTTCAATGTTAATTTCATTTGCCGATGTTTTGATAATCGGCTTTGTCGTATAACGAGCGACTGGTGTGAAGTCGGAAGTGGTACGATTCTGTATATACACCTCACGAATCTTATCATCGAATGCATCATCTACACTCATGGATGCTTCGACAAGGAGAGCAGTGTCGTCAATAATCGTCACTGTCGGCGTGAGGACAACGGCAGGGCGACCAGCCGCTCCATCCTCCGAAGTAGCCGGTGTACCGTCGAAGCCTACCACTACTTCGTTGATGGTATCAGCGATGGTTTGTAGGAGTAAACGGCGTATGTGATTCGATACGGGCATGTCAATAACTCCTGTATTCGGATTTGTTCGCACCTATTGGTAGGCCAGTGCCACCAATTTTGCCTCTTGTCTTCGTGCCTTTAACCCCTCCGATAAGGAAGGCGGTGTTGTGTACACCTCGTTCTGTCACTGTGGAAGTAATACGCAACTCAATCTTACCAAACATGGATAGGTTCTCTTCGACAATCTGTACATAGGTGAGCGGTGCTTCTGCGCCGGAAACAGCATTTGCTCCCTCGCTTATACCTTGCAGTACCCCTTCTATACCCGACTCGATGTTGAGCATGGTTAGGTCAGTGTAGCCTGTGAGTGGTGTGTGTTTTGCTTCTGTGATGACACGGTTTACTCCACCGTACTCGATGGTCATACCGGGGCGTAGGTGGGTCAAACCCGGATGCCCCTCACTACTGATTGCACCAGCGGAAAGCGTATTACCTCGTAGGATTTGACGACCTACACTCTTTGCCTTTCTGCTTGAGCGTACAGTCATATCAACGACAGGTGCGGGTTCTTCTCGTATCTCACCGTTGATACCACTTTGCCTTTCAGTATCATTAACAGTGACAATAACCAAGTCATTCAATGCCATTGGTTGACCCTGTACAGTGATACGATTAGGCGTGTTATCCACTGGGTCTTTGCGAGTCGAGCCGAAGTGAAAGTCAGCATCCACTGTAGCAGTGGCTTCACTGAATGTGATAGGTACATAGAGCATATTACCAAAACGGTCCATCAACACCATACGGCTGTCGTGTCGCCCAATGAAACGCAGTGCTGTCATCAAGTTGACATTAGCGAAGTCTTGACCGAGGAAACGATTGGAGTGCATTCTTCGACCATTGTTGTTGTTTGTAGCGGCCATGTTGCGGCCAATGTTGAAACTGTTCATGCTCGTAGTGGCCTGTTGACCTAAGCGAATCGCCATGTCGGTAGTACGAAGACCAACATCAATCGGCTGTCCCAACTTAACTTCACGCTCAAAGAAGCCGAGGTCGTTAAGTGTTTTACCTTTCATATTTCTTAAGTTCATCAAGATACCAACAGTGCTTGACTCAAGCGTTGAAGTCACCAAGCGTTGGGCCGGGTTGTCAGCGTTGTAAACAAGCATTGGTTTGTTGGTTGAACTCAATACATTGTCGCCTAAAAAGGGTACTGCGGTACTACTGTGGCCCGGAGTTTCTTTATGTGTGATTTGAATTGACGACTCACCCTCAACGATTTGATAACGGGTTTCGGGCATGACTTGGAAGGTGGATGCGTTGCTGTTTTCAATGGTGACCTTCGCCTGTACGCCTGTACTCGTGTCCACCTTTGCATGATGAACAGCGTTGTCAACGAACACTGGCTTACGCACATGGTCCATCACTGCGGGCATGTCGGTATTGAACCGGCCAACAATTGTGTTCTTGATTACCACCATGTCACTGCCCCATCATTACGAATTGGGAGTGTATGGTACTCGTTGTCCCATTGATTGGTCACGAGGGAGAAGTTGGTCGGGTGGTGCCCTAAAGAAATTTTTTCTTTCTTGACCCATTGCTACTTCGGGTGATTGATGACCTGTATTTTCTTTGCCATCATAAGTCCTATATGGGTCATATTGAACATGCCGTGAAGTAGGCGTGTCAACTTGTTGCATAAATCTAAACGCTTCATTGCCATACATCGGTGAACGGTAGTCGTCTTGACTTGTATATGGTGCAGGGAACCCTTCTTCATCCGTTGGATAACCCTGTTTAGTCGCAGTGGGCACATCCCTAATCCGATTCCGATTTATTTGTGAATCTTGATACATTTCATAGGGGAATTTTTCCGGGTCTAACCCGTACCCACGGTCGTCTGTTGGTTCGGGAATTATCTTTCCTATACCTTCGCCAAAAGGTTTTCTTCTGTTTAGCATACCTACGATTGCAGGATGCATCGTTTTCAATCTTTCTTGAATCCTCAATAGGGATGGTGCTACTTGGTAGCCACCTTGATTTGTAAAAGCCGGGTCCGAATCTATTGTTTCGGTATAAAGTGAATCTTCGGGCAAAGCCTTCAATAATTTCCATGCTTGTTCAAACGGTTTATTCATTAACAATTCCACCTTTTTAGTGATGCGCCTTTAGGAGTAAGTTTACCCTTCTTGCTGGTTGCTCCTTTCATGCCACTCATGCGAGCGCAAAAAGACTTCCGCCTCTTGGCCTTTTTTGAGCCGGGCTTGAGTTTACTTGGTTTAGTCGTCACAGGGGGTTTGAGATTTGCGCCACTCTTGCGCTTGGCGGCGGCACGACCCTTAGCGTTCAGTCCACCTTTTTTGCTGTGTTTGTTTGGATTGTAGCCGTGGAATGGTTTTTCCTTTTTAGCCTTCATCAAAGCGAAAGCAAGGTCAGCAGGTGAGCAACAATCACAAAAATCAAAACCCGTCATGCGCCATCACCTGTGTGGTCCGTTGAGTTGTAGTCAACATCTCCTTTATGTCCTTTTGGATGAAGGGATTGGGAGTAGCGTGGTTGTACGGTGAAGTCCTTACGGACAACGCTCTCATCGCTCTCCACGGATGTGCGACGGCGTGATGCGTCAGCACGATAATGTTCCAAAGTATTTTCACTGATAATTACACGAGTCACTTCATTGTCAATTTTACTGCTGTCAAAGCCGCTATCACCCGTTCCGATAATTTTTGGTCCCTTACTCATAGGTACAGTATCGCTTGCACTAATGTCCATGAGGAAAGCGGGCGCATAAGGTGGGTTGGTATCGGGGCTTGTTGACCTCATGTATGTACCACCGCCTGTTGCCCTACCGTTGTCAACGCTGTAAACGAATAAACCGTATTTACCACCAGCGGTAGCACCGAAGTAGTTGCTACCGTATTGTGGGGCTGATGAGTGTAAGTTGAGATTAGAACGGAACATCTCAATGTGCTGTTTATCCATCAATCGAACAGGACGCATCATGTATGTAATGGTCTTATCAACAGCGTTAGCACGCTTACCAGCACTGGTAAACACGCTTGTCACATAGGGGTTGCTACCCATTGCTGTAGGTGGACCGAAACTCAATGTCGTGTTCGTGTTGGTAGCGGTGGTATCATGGCTTAAAGTGAAACAAGTAGCATTGTTAATAGCGGCTATGGTAGCACTTGCGTGCATACCCAATCCCGATACGGTCATACCCACAACTAATTTTGCAGTGGAAGTCATAGTGACATGTCGGACACTTGTTGAAGAACCATCGGACAAACCGGATGTGTGGTTTGTATCACATGTAGCATCAGTGAAAGCACCCCAATTACTGTCGTCAATTGGTGAAAGGAAGTTGCGGGTTTCAGCAAGGTAAGTACCACCAAGCGGATTGAAGTTTGAGGTGTGACTCATACGCACTGCGCCACCTTGAGGTTGTCCTCCGAAGTTGAGTGCGGTGAGGTCGTAGTTGCCTATCGTTTGAGAGCCAGTTTGCATACCACCCTGTAGCACAACACGCTGTCCTACATTGCGGTCTGTGTGTAGGCTGTGCGCTTCGGTGTTGATGATGATTTGATTGGTGTCCACACCTTGTAGGTTCTCGGTGTCAAGACCGATACGGGGGCTACTGCGGCTTACAGCATCCTTGTGAGGTGAGTCACCTACGATGTTCTCCATACGGTCGCTTACTACTGCTTCGGGCTTGAGTAATCCATCTTCTGCAATTTCTAAGCGTGAACTGATACCACGAGGTACTTCATCGGCTTGCAGTGTATCGTTTCTTGCACGAATAAATCCATCATTGAGGATAGGCTCGGCGGTGTGATGAGAGAGTACAAGACCCGTGGTGTGTATTGGTTCACTCAATGCGGTGAGTACATCTTCGTTGAATTGAGTTGGGTATCGAATACCTCGACCATTACCCATGTCACCCACACGCTGTGCGTTTGATGGCATGAATACATCAACCAGTGTTGTTGAGTCATTACTATTGGTGTTGTTTAACCGACCACCAAATCTTGGTACGGTTGCTGAAATACTCAATGCCGAGTCTGCCGCATTGGTGAGTCCCTTCAAGTTGACAAGGTGCTTTCCGTTGTTGTGTATTCGCTGATACGGTGTACGGTTGTTGCGTCGGTCATACTCGTATGCGTCACCCGCATCCCATGATGGGCGAATACCGAATGACCGGACAGGGAAGCGGCGAATATCTTCACCACGGGTGTTGCCCCACCAATCAACGAGGTAGTATTTTGCCGCACTCTCAATTGAGTCTAAGCCCTTACCGTTGCCATCGCCCCACCAATCACGCAGTACAGTAGCACTGTTGCGTAGGGTGCGTACAGGGCAACCGAATGGGCGGGTGTAGCGCACACCGTCGCTATACCGAACCTGCCACTCCGGTTTGTCAACGCCGAGCATAGCGGAGAAGTTGGTTTGGCGTTCCATAATACCGGTGTATGTGTTAGGGAATGTTGGGTTTGAACTACCGTTGCCACCAGCGTAAGTCCATGTTTGAGTTTCCTCTTGTACAAACGGACCATGCTTGTATGCAACGCTGGCGTTGGTTGCTGTAATCGCTGTTTCACGCAATGCTCGCAAGCCGTACATAGACCACTGCGGTTTGTTGTATGGTTGGCGTAGGCCAAAGCGATAACCGAATGGGCGTGGGCGTGTAGGGTTGCTGATGCCATCATACGACGACTTACTGATACCACTACTCACGGTGTAAGAACCGTCATCGTCAGCATCGGACCAAATAGGCCCGTCAAAGCCGTAATCCCGTGGGTATTCCCAAGACGATGAAACATAGGCGTAGCCATCAAGACGACTCACCAGTGGCCCACCACGGCTACCACTCGGCCAAAAGTGATTGAGCATACTCTTGGTGGCCGTGTCACTGCTGTCCGACTGTCCACCTTGCATGAGTCCTGTTCCAATAGTAGTGTCAATGGTTTGAGCAGTTTGAGGTGTACCGTCTGCACCTGTGTATATGACCGAGCCTACTGCTATTTCTTGAGGTAATGCTTGGAAAACCACAATGGTTGTATCTCCTTCTGTGACTGAACCATCGACTTGATACATTCGTCCGTCAACAAAAATGTAAGCCTCGTCTGCAATAGGTTCACCACCATTTGTTGTAATGGTGCTACCCGTGTGTGAAACTACTTGACGAGTATGCGAACCATCAGCGGCGAGGTCAGCGGTCTTGTAGTAGCGCAGTGAATGATTTCCACTTGCCATAGTTGTCAACGGTGTACCCTTGACATTTACACACCCTGTCAATGTTGTACCACCAGCACCACCACCTGTGTATGTGAAGATTTCTTCTTCACTACCACTGTTGACATACACTGTGTTAGTACCACTTGTAGGCCATCCGGCCATAATAGTTCCAGTAGCAGTGACCGTGGTACTACTCACACTTGCTGATGTAGCGGTATAGAATGTTGATTGTGCTTCGGTAGGCGGCATGGCTGTCTTCATTCGCAAAGCAAACGGACCCATGCTGGCGTAGTAAGTAGCGTCATGGTAGTGAACAGTTTCAAAGTGTTCCGGCATACTGTTAAGTGGTTTTTGGTTGATGGCTCGGTCGGTTAATGGGTTCAACCATGTTCGACTTGCATCACTGTAAAAGGTGTGAGGGCGACCAAGATTTGGATGCCATAGGCAAAGGAAGGCATCAGCCATGTGTAGGCTGTTCGTGTCACGAGTACCAGTAATCAAATTATCAATAGAGTGAGCCAAAACACTTGTTTCAATTTCATTTAGAATTGTGTTTGCTGGTCGGAAATCGTATGCACGAGTCAAGCGAATCTTTGTACCCGCAGTTAAATTACTGGTAAAATCACTATTGGCTGCAATGGTAAATTGTAGTGGTTTGTTCATGTTGCTTGAATCATAACCGCTTCTTTCAGTGTAAGAATGAGTTCGCCGTGTACCTGTAGCGTCAGTGTACTCAAGCAACATACCGTAGTAGGGTTGCTTAGGGAAACCACGAGCATCATCAACTTTTATCACTGTACTTGATGTAAGGCTTACAAAAGTACACACAGGTGTGAGGCTGATGTTCTCAAGAATCTCGGAGTATAGGTCGGGGTAATTACTTGGATAACCAGCCAGCGTAATTTGTGCGGCAACAGAACCGGCGTTGGCTCTTAGGAACTCGTAGTAATTGTCAAGTCGATGCAAAGACAAGTGGTTGAAGCGACTACCATCGGCATCGTCGGGACCGACCTTGTGGACAATGGACCACCACGGGATATTGATAGTGTACCCCGGAGATGCATCTGCGAACATTCCAGTAGTGTAGGGTAATGAGCGACGAACAAATGCTGGTGATTCTGTGCTTTGTACACCAAGAGGGTTGTACAGCATGAGAGGGGGGATGTTGGTGAAATGGCTACCGTGGTCGGGGTCATGGTCAATCATCAACTCATTGATGAACACTTCACAACCTCGCACATCTGCCATTGTAGCGTTAGCCAAGACAAGAGCGTAAGCACCTGTGGCACTGTCGGGTTCACGAATACCTACGACAAGTGCAACTTGTTGGCTTGTTAATTCATTTACACTACCATCGGGTGTTGCTGTAGCACCACCGTTAGCATGGTAGCCAATGAACTGTGAACTGTGCATATTTGGTTGAATAATGATTTGATAGGCTCCAACTTCCGCAGGGTCGGGGAAGTGTTCTTTCAGTGTGTAAGTACCTGCGGCTTCAAGCACAACGGTGTGCCCACCAGCGGCGTTTACTACACCTGCTTGCCCTTCGGAAGCAAGCACACCGTAGCCGTCATTACGCAACTTGGTTTCAAACATCAGTGAGAAACCACCACCGTGAATATCGCTCGGCCCACTCGGTGTAGCGGTCAGCGAACCAAAGACCAACAATGGGTCATAAGTGGGTAATTGATTTGTGATTGTTGTGCCGGGCGAATCTTGACCCATGTCCAGTAGACCAATCAAATCATACTCATCCGACTGTAAGGTGGCCGAGCGACAGGCTCGGTGTTTGTCGTATAATCCTTGATAGGCGGGGTGCGCCCAATGTCCGGGTAGCATAGCCATTGTAGCGTTGACAAAGTGATGGCCCATGCGAGGAATAGGCGCAGGGGTGAGTTGTGGCTTATTGTAAATTGAATAACCAGTCATGGCTTCTTCTGCTGTCACCGAGTAGTTGACATAATGCGTATGTGCCATGTCGGGGCTGTTTCCGCTTACTTCGGCGTGGTCACGAATGCGGCGTGAACCATAGAATCGGGTGCTACCAGCAGGGATGTAATACGATGGAACTACTTTTAGTGCTGTAATACTGCTAAGAACAAGTTTGTTAAATGTTTCATCACCTACGCAACCGGTAAATGTGGACCCGCTGATACCGGTAAAGGATGCTACGCCGCCTTCATCGGTGGTAGGATTGTACAAGCGAAGGAATCTGCGCTCCCCAACACGCTCTTTGTTTCCAAAGGTCGAATCGTACACAGCGGAGTTTACAGTTGTATTCACTGTTAAAGTAGTGCCACTAAAAGACACACCTGTGAGTTCGTGATTAACAACACCATCTGCATGAGAATAGATGACCGGGTGCTTGTGGGTGTTGGTATTACCCATCTTTGTCACATGGAAATACAGTGTTCGGTCGTGTAGTTCGTAGGCTGTTTCAAGAGGTGCGTTTCCGGTGGAACTTTGCCAGCCCGACATTGTGCTTTCGGGGCTATCTGTACCTTGCTTGAGGTGTTCCCAATTGTGGTCACTGTATGTAGGACCGAGGTTAGGGCTAACTGAATCAGTGTTAAACAAATGCTCAACGGTTGATTTTGTCATCATACCGCCTGTACCCATTGATTCCGTTTGGTAGGCTTGGAGTCGGTCAAAGCCGGAACGAATGACTAAGTTGCCGGGTATTGAATCGGGGTCCGGTAGGCGAATCTTGAGGTTGGGGCTTATTCCGCTACCACTAACGGCTGGTGCTAATCCCTGTGCCCCACGGTCGGAAAGTTGAGTGAAGGTGCGAATGATTGTACCGAATGGTGAACCACCCTCGATTTTGTGTTCTTGCCCTGTATCGTCAATAACAGTGATGCTTTCAAACTGAATTTCTTCATTTGGAATTTCAAGGATATTCCGCAACAAGTCGGGGTGACGAGCGGCTAATTGAGGGTGTGACAATTCTTGCGCTTGGATGATTGGGAACATTGCGCTGTTCGTTGACTCAAAGGTGAAGCGGTTGTTGCCGTACAGTTTTTCACCAGTGGTGTATGCGTTTCCACCGGCTACACGAGTGACAAATGGTACAGCACCCAACCCTCGTGCATTTGAAGCAGGGAGGCTAAGGTTGCCACCATCCATACGCTTCCACACTACATGTTCAACACTGAAATTCTTAGCAGGTGTACGCTGTGATAACTTGTAGCCGTTAGTGTCACCAAGCCAAAAGTCATCATTAGTGTAATCGTAATTATCAATTTCAGCATCGGTACTACCTGTTTCCAATTCTTTTGTGATGTTTCGCAATACATCTGTAGCAACTTCAAGTTGAACGGAACCGGGGCTAATATCGGTGTCAAAGAACAAATCACCTGTTTCAGCAAAACAAGGTTCAGCGTTAAACAAGTTGGTATCTTGGTCACCGGTCAGTGCGGTGTGTAAAACATAAGCACCGTTTGGTACATCAGCAGTAGGGGTAGCGGTTCCTGTAGCAATCAACGCTTCAACATTCGGACCAGCGTTAGCAGGTGCGATGTATCGTTCAGCATCGTGGAACCGCTCATCCCATCGTGTAGTACCAGCGAATGTGATAGCAGTAGCGGCGGCAACACCAGCACGAGTCTTTGATACGACCGACAACCAATCACCGGTTGACTTGATACCGTCACGGTCAGTCTTGGCTACAAGAGCCAATTCACTTTCGTTGCTAATGACAAGCATTGCTCGACTGAATACACCCTGTTGGTGGTGTAGTTTTGGATTGAGTACAAAGTTTGTATCTGCGTCTATTTCACGCATGTGTGCAGGTTTAGCACTGAAAATATCTTTTGTACTTTCAACATCAGTAAAATCGTAATTAGTGTACCACGAAGCATTTCCAGCCAAACCTATATTCCAAGTGTACGGGGTGGTGAGAGCAACATCGTATGATGTATTCGATGCTTCTTGCCCGTTGACTCTTGGGCTTGATTCGGGACTGTTGTACATTGGGTATGAACTTGGCAAGTGACCTAATGTACTCATACATGAGGCTGATGAGCCGTATGGGGTGAAGCCCATTTTAGGATGCCAAGCACCTTTTCCGGCGGCGTAAAGATTGGTAGTGAAGGTGAGTGTACCGTTTGTCACAGAACCTCCTGTTGTTGATACCGACAACTCAAATCCAGTGCTACTGGTGATGCTACGAACATAAGCACCTGTAGGAATACCAGTTCCACTCACCAACATACCAACCTTCAATTTTGCAGTTGAATCCATTGCAATAGTAGGGTCGTTGTTGTAGTCACAGGTAGCATCCGTAAATGCGCTTGTATCAACCTTGAGGGAGTTGAGGTAGGAATAACGCTCTCCCGCCCATCCTACGGCTCCTACAGGGCGTGTACGGTCAATAGCATCCACCAGCCCACCAAAGTGTGCCTGTGTCATGTGGCTACGAGGGGTTTCGTTTTCGTTGTTAAAGCGGTGAACACCAGCCTTTGACCATACATACAATTGAGATGGAAGTGGATATTCAATTGGTTCGGGTACGCTTGGTGGGTTAGGGTCGATAACATGACCCGGACTTGGGTAAGTCAAAGTAGCACTTTCACATTTATTGTGCCATGTCATACGGTCTTCAAGTAAGGGTAAACCACCGATACGATTTGGTGCAAGATAAAACCTCACTTTGAAAGTACCACTGTCACTGAATACTTCTCGGCTATGATAACATCCCCATGTTGGTCCAGCGTGATAAGAGGGGTCACTATGCCCTCCACCTACTGTATGGTCACGACCACCAGTAGGTGTACGCACCCACCCACTCATAGGTAATTGTTCTAATTCTTCTTGAGTAGCACCACTGATACTTGCTTGAATGTAATTTCTTGAGTTAATGGCAGTTCCTAAAGTCCCAGCATAAAGATTACCAATCAGCGTATCTGCATTAACAGTTGGTCCTGTACTTGCGGCATTGGTGTACGCTTCAAATGTCATTTCAACCCAACCATAGCGGTCTTGTCGGGATGCATTACCCATAGATGGTAGGAATGTACCACCCATTGCTTTGAGTGCGCCTTTACCGGGGTTTTCGTTGATTGCTTGACCGATGATAGTCGCCAGTTCTTCGCCATTTTGACAGCGTGTACCGTCAACTACAATATAATCAGTGTCAAAGTTAAGCGCAGTTTCGCTGTTTGCACCCTCAAGGATGGTTTTACCCATTACTCCCGATACACGATAAGCAGTAGCGTTGACTTGGTTCCACGCTTCCAAAGCATAGCGGTAGTTGCTGTTTGGATTCGGTGGGTTGAAAGAAACTTGGTTGTCCAACCACGAACCGCCGGGGTGGAAGCCGCCGTCCATGTGGAAGGTCATATCCGCACTCATGGCAATACCATAGTAGGCAGTTGCACTGTGTTTGTACGGGTGAGCCTTCCAATAATCTCCTTTATTATCACTGGTAATTTTACCACTTGTTGGGTTGGTGAAGACCTCACCATAGTGGGAACCGTGTTCGGGTCGCTGTTGTAGGTAGCCCACATTTGGAATACCCTGCGGCGGTGACCAGTTGAGTGTGGTGCGCCAGTGGTAGCGGTTTCTTGCGGTTTGGTAAGCCGAATCGGGTGGGCCGTACAAGTTGTCACTGTTGGTAATTTCATTTGGTAGGTACTTACTGTGAGGTACTTTGCTCCAAGTGTTGCCGGTAGTGACGACATATCCGGGGTGTGGCTCGACAGCCGCATTGGAGTTGTCGTCTTCGGTGAATGGGAATGCTTGACCGGGACCATAGATGAGGTAGGTGGTCTTGTTTTCAATGTAATTGAATGTTAAAGTACCGTTTGAAACCGAGCCGCCAGTAGTAGCCGCCGATAACTCAAATGTGGTAGCGTTGGTAATGGATGCCACTGTAGCCCCATCGGGAATACCTGTACCAGTGACCGCCATTCCTACAACAAGTTGTGCTGTCGAATCCATTGTGATTGTGGCATCATTGTTGTAATCGCAGGTTGCATCAACAATAGGCTGGCTGTCGTGGTAGCGGGCAGTAGGATGAGCAAAGCGAAGCACCAACGGTACAGGCTGTTGGCGAACAATACCTGCATTGTATCTCGCTCGTACATCACCAGCCGCCGCCGCATTGAGTAAAGCGAAGTCGGCATCCAAATTGCCACCCCGTAGGTCGGGCGATAGGATGCTGTTCTTGTTAGACACCGGACTGTTGATTGAACCTCGGTGTTGATTGAGTAGGGCTGTACCGGGGAAGAAAGCGAGCAGTGCATTACAGTCCACCATAGCGAATGACCCGCTGATTTCATTGGCGTTTTGAATACCGGCAGTACCGGTAGGTCCATTGGAGTAAGGGTGAGTATAGAATGGTGAGTAATCGTTTTGTGTACCATCGTTAATGTCAAGCGTGACACCACTAAATCCACCACCGAAGTACAACGGTATGCTGTGGTCTATGCTATCCCTCGCACCACGGAAGTAAATGATAGGCTCGCTGTCAACGCTACCGTGTGAACGGAATCCGCCTATTGACTCAACCTCAAATCCGGGCGCATCGCTTTGAGCGAAGCGAGTAAGAACAAAGTTATCTGCTACATTACCGTTAAATGCAGTAGTCCACAAACCATTCCCATAACCATCTTGATAAGTCAATTTAGTTGTTGAGTCCGAACCATTGATTGATTCAACTATACCCTTCGCTAAACCATCAGTAGTTGAATAGTGAAGTATCATTTCTTCACCGAATGATGGTTCTTTAGCAAGGCTGGAAAGCGAACTACTTTCCTGTCCAGCAGGTATCATCGCATGAGAAATAGCGTTGAGGTGTGTGGTAAACACATTGTCAGTATCGGTATAGGAATCAAACTTCAAAATTGGATTGTTGAGTGAAGGTAAGATATGGTCGCCGGTAATTGAGGTATAGGACTCACCCTTGAGGTTCTTTCGCCAATCAGTAGTCGATACTGGCCTGTTAGAAGAATCGACTAATACAGGCGTTGCTGTATTAGCGTGATAACCTCGACCCTTACTTCGTATCTGTATCACCGTATAAGGTAAGTAGCCTACATCCATGCGACGGTGATTATCAAGTTCAGCGTCACTGTATGGTTTGTTTATTGTATCAGTGGTAGTGACGGTCCAATCACCATCGTTGTAATCCAACTTGGTGTATTCACCGTACTCAAGGTGGGCGGCTTGAATGCCCCAATCTTTGTGAAGGGTAGCCTCGAACATCTTAGCGAGTGGTTTAGCCCTTCGTATTGGGTTGTGCGCTCGTATTTTGATAGCATCAGCGGCTACACCCCATTCACGGAATGTTCTACCATCAGCGGCGTACATATCTCGACAGTCGAATGATACACCGTTTGGTGTGTTAGGATTTTCAAGGTTGATTGCCGCCGCTGTCACAGCCGCCATCAATTCATCAGTCACGAGTGTTGTCCAGTTAATTCGTGGTGAAAGTAAAACACGCATTGAATTTGTTCCGGGTTGGCTTACTGCTGTCCCACCACTACCGGAGTCGGTTATCGCTGTACCTACTGCTGTGTTAGCAACCGAGTGAGAGGAAGTAAATGAGTCACCTGTGACTCCATAGAAGACATGTGTACCATCGTTGTTTTCTTCTGTACGATGTGTGTATGAAAATGTGTGCCCTACAATACCTTTTGCAGAAGTGCCAGTAAATGTATCATTGATTTGAAAAAGTCCGTTTGTTTTTGGGAATCCAAGATAACCAAGAACATCGGGGTGATTACCCACTACATCGTCACCGGTTATACTATCACCTTGAGAATTAGTGACTGTACCAGCATTAAACGGTGGGTGTAAAACAACAGTCATTTTACTTGTAGTAAGCGTCACACTCGCATCAATACCAACAGAAGGTGCAGGTACACCACGCCAGCGATTACCACGATACGACGCTTCTGTAAGGTCACCAGTTGTATCAATACGACCAGTCACATCACCAAACCCAATCATGTGATTACCAATGGTAAGTCCACCCTGTCCTACATCTCGGTCATCAAAGTACACGCATATTTCGTTGTCGAGTGTGGGTGGGAGAGCAGTGTTATCATTGGTGAATGTTTCACCCATCTTCCGGTAAATGAAACGCACACCGTATGAGTTTCCAAGATGGTCTTCAAATTGGAAACCATACAGTTGTGAATCACCTACATTTTCAATTTGAGAAGCGGTCACATGGTCGGAATAATCAGCAATGGCTGTAGGTGCTGTACCCCCTGTTGTTGTTGCCTCGGAGTACCGAATATCGAATTTTGTATTACCTCGTTCACCAAGACCCCATACACCAGCATCGGGGGCAAAACCCGGAATCCCACTGGCAACCATACCACCGAAGTTAATTCGACCAATTGCTTGAGTACCCGTTCTAAGCCCCTCAACAAGAGTTTTGGATGGACTTTGTGACTCGAATGATTCATCGTTAATTGTGTTTGCAATCATACCGCTACCATTGAAAGCCGATATGCTTCGCTTTTGAGGATTTGATTTGTAATTTTGTCTAACACTGAAATCACCATTGCTACTGAATACATCATCTGCTTCTTCTTGCACAGTGTATTCACGCAGTGTGGTAATAGGAGCAAACGGCCTACCGTGTTTGTTGATAGGCATGGGCGCAGGGTGCATGTTCTCACCGGTAGTTTCGTCGGGTTGACACCAAAAGTTTCGGAATCGTCCACCGTGTCCAACGAGGAATTGAGGTTTGTATTGCGATTGACCCTTACTGTTGTCCAACCATGTACAGAAGTTGCGACCACTGGCTCCGGGTACTGTTGAGTGAATGACAATTGAGAAGCCTTCATTACCATCAAGGTCTTCAACCACACGACCGATGTGCGCTCTCAAATATCCCATGTGACTACCACGGTTTCGTCTGTCAAATGCCTCATCAGCAAACCACCACGGAGCAGGGTCGAAGGCCGACCCAATATCCAAAGTATGCTCTAATGTACGATTAAACAATTTTTCTCTTGGACTACTTATGGCATCTGCTGTAGCGAGCGGGCTTAGGGAAGAGGCTGTACCAGTGAATGCATTTTTAGCACCACCTTGATTGATAAGACGAACAATTTCTCGTGTAGCCGCTTCAATATCAGTGACACCTTCCTTGATACCTACTTCACCACAGTCGATAGTAAGACGGCGCACGAAATCCATGTTGGTCCAATGTTCAAGGTGTTGCAAACGACTTTCTTCATGGTTGGTAAGTGTGAGTGCTTGTGAGCGAATACCCTTCAAGCAAAGGAATGCGGAGATGGCTCGTGTACCATCCGGTGTGTCCATCATTGTACTGGCATCACGAAGTGAATACTGTGCAGGGTCATTAGCACTACGGCTTAATTTTAACGCACGAACCAGCGGTGTACCTAATTCATCAAGTATTTTCTTCGATAGCACATGTGCTTTATTTGCCCAATATGTTGATGCTACTGCTGGTTGAAGACGGGGTAGTGTACTGTCGGCAATTGTGAAAGAATCACCAGTGCTTTCATGCATCAGCCCACTGTGTACATAATGACCGTGGGCTTTACCCATAAGATGTGAGTTGTTGTTTGATGCACCAGTACCAGTGGTGGTGGGTGATTGAGTGATGTAAGTCACCGTTGCAGTTTGGGGGTTTTCTCCACCTGATGTTGTACTCATTACATCCTCGGATGTATTACCACCTATGTTATGCACATACGCACTTTCGATAAATTTGGATTGTTGAGTACGACGGATAAATGGATTTTCACTTGGGAAACCATTTGCTACATCTATTTGAGTAGTAAAGTAGTGTGGCGCACCACCGTTTTGATTCATCAAGAATTTGTCAAGGTCTGTCACTCCGCTGGCAGTGACGATATGCCGACTGAATCCGATATGTGGTGTAGCGGCACTGGATTGAACCTGCATGTGCAAATCGTGGAATGCAATGAACTCACGGTCGTGCGCTACATCGAACATCAAAACTCGTGCATGTCCTTTCTTAGCAAGGTACGGGTCGAGATAAGCAACAGTCGGTGCTTGAGATGATGATAGTCCCATTGATTCGTAGTTCAACTCAATGGTTTTGTTTACATGTTGAACAAAGTTGTTCGCAGTTTCAAGACACGAATTACCAATCAAAAAATTTTCAAGCGGAATAGAATCACGAGGGCGGTTAGTCAAAGCACCTCGCCCGCCGTTGAATCCAGTCCAAACTTGACCTTCGTTAAGCACACCACGGGACTTAGCAAACAACCCTTCGACAGCATGAGGGTTGTTCATTGTCATGTTCATCCATACAGTGTCACCGTTGCGTAAGCCACCTTGAGCATACGGGTACAACCAACTACGGTTAAGAACAGTATCGGGGTCCGTTTCCATGATTGAGCCAGCATTGATACGAAGTTTGTCACCACTGGCAATAGCGTGTGCATTACCACCAAAGGTGAGTGTAGGGGTAGTTGTACCACTACCACCCGCATTAGCACTCATTTCAAATGTAGTTGCATTGGTGATACTGGCGATAAACGCACCAGTGGCTATACCTGTACCAGTAATTGCCATCCCCTTACGCAATCTTGTAGTGTCGGGAACGGTGACCGTTCTATCGGAAGCAGTAATTGAACTGGTGAGTGTAAAAGTTTCAAGCGTGATTACTGTGTTTGTGGCGTGTCCACTACCAGCGAGAGGTGATTCACAGAATGCCACTCTTCCAATGTAATCTATTACAGTAGCATCACCAGCATCTTCACGGTATATGTCATCACCGGGCCTTAAGTTCATACCAATAGTATTTGCTTGAGGCATGAGAGTAGCAGTAGTAGGTGCTACTGAAAGTGTAGTTGCACCACCAATGTCACCTACAGCCACCGTGTAAGTCCAAATTTCACCCGCAACAGTGGGTCGGAATGTACTTACTAAATCTTCGGAAGAAGAAGCATTGTATGGGTCTGTTGCTCCTACAATTGCATGACCGCCTTTTTTCATTCGTATTGTTTTACCAACTACATTACTTACATCTGCATTTGAGAGATTAGCACAAAGAAATCTGTTAGGTTTTGTAAAATCAAAATTACCTGCATACAAAAGTTCAATTGGTTCATCTTGTAAAATTTCAAGACTCAATAAGGGGTCACCTACGGCAAATGTAATAACATTTGATGTAGTGCGAGTCCATTGAACATCGGGAAACAAAGAGGCATCATCAACAGTAATGAAAATCAATCCAAGTAAGGTGGAAACATCGGTAATAGTAGCAGTGGCCGTTTTTGATTGAATGCGAGGGGCGTGAGGGTTGGTGAGTGGTCCCTCTTTGAACTCAACCGCACTCACATATTGCCGCAATCCGTAATCGAGATTGCCACCTTGAGTCTGCATATTTGCATTGTCGAAGTAATAGGGCGAGCGACCTTCATAATCGGATGATGGTGTGGTCACATCCGAAGCAATAGGAACAAGTGTTTCGTTTCGGTAGCCACCAGCCACATGTATATTTCCACCTTCAACTAAGTCATTCAAGAAATTAGGTGACATAGAGCCTGTAAACCCTGTACCTACTGTAGTGCGTGGAATTTTGATATATCCGTTAGCACTTGGGTCGTTGACATAAATTGCCCATTGATTATTTGAAAGAAAGACTCGGCGATAACGAATGACATTTTTCATGTTTCTATGCTCATTTACGGCTGTTTCAGCCGATGGGAAAATCTTCGGATGAGTGGGATAAATGTTCAAGTAATCGGTTTCAATTTTGATTTCACGAATAGTGGTCGATGAAATATGTGCATCACTGTTTGCATTATAACCGTATGCAGAATGAGCATTGCGGTCGCTTACAGCAATATCATTTGCCCGACGACCTACAGGGGTGGGGTTCCATGAATGGGCTGTGTAGGTAGCATCAAGGTGAATTTTCATGCTGTTATCGGGACCGGGGAAGATACCATCTTCTTCTTGAATAAAAAATTGCTTAGGAAAAAGTGGGATTTCAACCATTGCACGAGTGCTGGCATACTGTGTACCAAGTTGATAATCGTGATTTACTGTGTCCATACTTTGGAACAATCGGTCATTGACTGTACTACCGTCTTCACAAAGATTGTCATTATTGAAATGGGGGTCGTTGTAAACATTAAATCCAACTGAATACAATCCAGCACTACCACTGATGGCACCAACAGCATTTAACCATTCATTGAAAGTATTGTATGCTGTACCATTAGCATCTAAAAACGACCTTTGCTCTTGGGCACCCGGTCCACCACTTGTATCAACGATGAATACAAAACCAGCACCAGTTTTTTCGCTGTAAGCGGCACTTGCGCCGTCTGCAAGATAAATACGACCCACCTTTGGGAAACAATATGTACCCCATGAAGCCATATCTGTTGACAGGTTATTGAGTGGTTGGACCGACATATACACCCTATCAGCGGTGCTGTTTATTGAAACGGCTCGTACAGCGCAGTTGCGGCGGGTTGAACCCGGTAAGCGCATCAGTAGGCTGGGGTCATTGGTAGGTTTGGTGTTGACAGCACCCTGCCCCGGTCCACCAAGCGTGACAGTGACGACAGGAGCGTTAGGCTCAATTTCTTTGACGATGTGCGAATCGGGTGAGCCGCTACCGGTGATGTTGACATTTTGATTGGCGAGTCCTTCCGCAATACCGGTTGCTGTGATTGTGATGATTTTATCGTTGTCTTCCGGGTTCTCATCTTCCTTAATCGAACGAATGCGTGTACGGCTCATTAAGAACAACAGCGATGCAATGCTGGGTGAGTCGCCTTCGGTAAGGTTTGTACGCATCTTTGACAGTTGATTTACTCTTGTTCTGTCCGATGGTTGTACATAAATTACCATTGAAGTTTCGTGTGTATCTTCAAGAACATTGTCAATAATGTCAAACATTTCAAAGGTATTGCTTGCATCGCTTGTGGAGCCTTCGTCAAAAACACCAGTGCCGGTGTTAGTGACAGCGGCCCCTTTGACAAATTGTATGCCTGTATCGGTGGTGTTCCTTACAGTATCACTGGATGCTGGCTCAATGCATAATTTGTGGTATGCTGAATCATGTATGCCATTGTTGTGTGATGCAGTGAGATATTGAGGGGCTGTATTACCTTGTGCCGTAGCATCGTTAGGTGGTGTGTAGTTGACAGGACATAGACTAAAATCAACTTCACTGTCAAGTTCATATCCACCAGTGTTGTCACCAACTAAGGAGTGAGATTCTTCTAAATGAACCGACCCTGCAATTTGACCTAAGCCCAAGAACAATACTCCGCCCGGTGAGAAAAGAGTGGTATCTTTTGATGCATCAGCCAAATCTGCTTCGATAACATCCAGTACCGTAGTTGAGCCTGTAAGAACAAAATTACCACTCGGTACGGTCTTTTCAATCATCAAACAAGGTGTTGTTTTACTCATACTCGCACCAGTCAAATCAATGGCGTTGTAATGAATTTCGACATACGGTGCAAGGTTGTGGGTGCTTTGAAGAGTAGGAACTTTGAGCAGTGCGATACGACTTACGCTTTCGGGTCGCAAGTGATACAAGCGAGCATCATCATCTATGTCACCATACTCCGGTACTGGTCCTTTCATCATAAAAGGGCGATAATCAAAGTTAGTTCCACCAATAGCGATTGCTTGTTCCTTGCTCGCTGGTAGCCCATTGGTGACTACAAAATCAACGGCAGATGAATTATTAAACTTAGCAACATCGACTTGTGTACTTTCTTCATAAAAATCGGATAGTGCGTTCATGGCAAAAAGTCCCGCTATCCCTTTTCCTGTATTTTCATACACCATTTCAACAATATCTGCCGAACCATCCATCATTTGGTCAATAGCGAGATACGATGGTCTTGGATAACGACGCATGTATTCGTGGCCGTTGATGTGTGAGAACTTGTGCCGCCCACTGTGACCCACTTGGTAAAGAGTGTCGAGTGTAGCGGGCCAAGTGACAGCAAACGGATTGTTTGGTGAGTTGTCTGTTGTAGCCATTTGTGTTGAATACACCAAACCATGTTGAGCAAAATCACTCTCATCAAGCACCATTTGACCTGTTTTATCAAAGATTTGGCTACCGTAGTGTGGGGGTTGATACGGCCTACCTGTGCCATTGTCAATCAACAAATCAGCATTTACAATGACAAAGTAGTTGTCAACATTTGCAGTACGAGAATGAAGAAGACCACGCTTACCACCAGTGCCGAGGATAAAATCAATGTGAATACTGCTTACAGTGATTACCCCTGTCGAGCCATTTATTGATTCTATTCTTGCCCTTTCCGGCGGAGATGCATTTGGTTTTTCCGTATTCCGGTTAATTGCACCGGGGTTGATGAGAAGATTATAAGGAGTATGTGGTATAGCAAGGGTGGCTTCTGTGCCGGGGGTGGTGACAAAATCAGTCACCTTGTAGTTCCCCATGCTGTATGGTGTGGCTGTGAATGTAGTAGTGACACTGGTGCTGTCATACGGCTTACCGGTTAAGCGAGCGATAAGGGCTTGGGCATCAGCGGCGGCTACTGTGATTGTAGTTGTCGTACCATCAGCGGCTACAGTAAACGCATTGAACTCGTATGACTCACTCACAATATCAAGTGGTTCTTCAAAGCGATACATACCAGTTGTTGTATCACCGTTGACAGGCACAGTGCTATCAATCATTCCCGAATCAAAATCACTGTTAAAGTGAAGTGCTTCAATAGCACCACGGAACTCTCCACCTTTTCCACCAACATACACATGCGCTGTTGAATTAACAATACTGGAATCTTTTTCAATAATCTCGCTTGCTACCCTATTACCATTGACATACAATGATACAGAACGCTGTGAAACAGCGGCAACAACATGATACAAACCTCGATGCTTGAAGTTAAGATTGGTAGCATCGTTATGCAATGCGCTACTACCCTCTAAAAAGCGGTTGTAAGTGTCGTGTATGCCTCCAACTTCTTGTGGGGGGTACACTACCCCCTCCCACCGGGTTGAGGTCAATTTAGCGGTGCTTAGGACTACTTTTTGCGTACCGCTTGGAGTTTGAATGAAAACAGTAAATTTGGCTGGACCGGGCGTATCGACTGTACCAAACTCAAGTGTAAACTGCTCATCACGATGAGCAATCACGCCACCGCAATCGGGAACAACCCAAGCCTCAATAGCAAATTGGTCATCGACTAAAGAATTGATAACAGTAATTTCATCACTACCACTGCCGGTTTTACCGAGAATATCTCGTGCTGGACCGACGCTTGTGAAATTACCTTGAGGTAGCAGAATAGAATCACTAACGCCATCGAAAAAGAAAGCGTTGCTTGTTCTGCCAATTCCAACCATAGACTCACCTCAAAGAATCCTGTCAATTGGTAGGAATTGAATATCGAATGAATAGATTGGCTCGCCGCCCATTTGTACAAATGTGGCTTTTGTGACGGCTCCTTTGATGAATGAAAATTCGTATGAATCATTTGTGTCTTCAATGACAGTTGAAGCGGCTTTAGCGGCAGTTGCTTCTTTTTCCGATGGTTTTACCAACCTACCAGTGGGCATGAAGAAATTCATTGCTTTGTATTTTTCTCCATCTGCATTTACAGTTGAATTAAATGGAATTTGTATGCCTCCTATGTACATACCGTGTTTTGCCTTTGCATCAAATCCAAAATTACCCACATGTGTTCTTTTGTTTTTACCATAAGTAAAACCTATTCCGTTGGTAAATCGAAATCCACCATCATTAGAGTTGTTAAGTACAGCATACAATTCAGCCACTTTATCACCAGCACTCTTGCCCGTAAATCCAGCAGAATCATCAACACCGTTTTTGAAATTCTTAATTGAAGGGGTGTACAACGATGAACTGTTCCAAGAAACAGGAGTGTTTCCATTTACACCTGTCACTTTTTGTTCAATTTTGACAAGTGTGTTTGCTTCGTCACTTAATGTTGATTGTTCAAGAGTAGCAGTAAATCTGTTGCTTAACAATACATTATCTGCTGTAGCGGTACTGTTGATAAGGTTGACTAAGTTTGTAGCAATTTCAACAGCAGTATTCATATCCGAATTATCATGAATTGACACATGGTATTTACCACTACTGGCTGTATTGTGGGCTTGAGCAGTTGAAGATTTGATAAAAAGAATTTCGTACTCTTCTCCATCTGTTGCTTTTAAAGTAAGTTTTGGAATAAGAAAACTACCAAAATCATTGTGTGTTAAAGTAGCCGCTAATGAGGTAAGGTCACCACCTGCTCCGGTGCCAACCAATGAGAAATCCGTATTATTTCTTCTTGAAAAATCAATGCTGGCCGAAGCCTTTTGTCCAAGCGACACACCAGTTGAAAGGTCATCATCGACAATATATCCCTTCAACAAAATAACCGCCTTTGGTCTGTTCAAATCAATCGCAAAACGCTCCGCTCCGCCTCTTAATCCAGTACGAGCGTTTACACCACGGTCCACATCGAGTACCAGTTCGGTCACATCGAGTGGGATTAACTCACCGTCTTTACGAACTAAACGGACAGGAACATTTGTCACCATCAGTATCGCCCTCGCATGGTTGAGCCACCGATACTGCGAGCAAGTTCTTGTTGAATCATATTACCAATCTCCCTTGCTAATGCTCGCTTGTCTGTGCGGTCTGTAATACCTCCGGCATTGACGGTGATGTTGTATGTACCGCCGCCCATACCAGCCCCACCGGGGTTGTTGCGTTGGCTTAGGGGAACAACCGCCTCCGGCCCATCTTCACCAATCATGGCGAGCGTAGGCTTGTTGACGATACCACCCTTAGCGAGTGCAGGTATGCTAAAATCACTCAAGTCAATACCTACACTTTTACCTCCTATACCCGGAACCCAGTCGGGTATATCAATTGAAAAGTCAATACTTTGTAGCATAGTGTTGATTACACCAATTAGTACATTGAGTGCGCTTTTTATACCACCTATCAAGGATTCACCTACACCAGCCAATGCTGTGCCGATATTAACAGCAAGGTTTTTCCAAAAATCAAGTGTGAAAAGTTCGGGAATAGAGGGTAAAGAGTCCCAAATGTTGCTTATTTTAGTGCTAAAGAAATCATAAATACCCTGTACTTTGAGTATAGCCTCGTCTTTTAAACCACCAAAGAAGTCTTTGATAATCTGCAATTTTGTTTTTATGGGTGTAATAAAATTGTTGTTAATGTAAGTCTTGATTCTTGTCCACTTCTCAATAACAGTTTCTTTAAACCCAGTCCACCATTCTTTGATTTCACCAAGTTTTGTTTTAATGGGTGTGATAATTTTATCATTAACAAATGTTTTGATTTTCAACCACTTTTCTTGTACATTTTCTTTGAATCCAGTCCACCACTCTTTGAGTTCTGTAAGTTTTGTCTTAACAGGCGTGATAAAATTGTCATTAACAAATGCTTTGATGAGCAACCATTTTTCTTGTACAGTTTCTTTAAACCCAGTCCACCATTCTTTGATTTCACCAAGTTTTGTTTTAATGGGTGTGATAAAATTGTCATTAACAAATGTTTTGAGGGCGGTCCACATTTTCATTGCTGTTTGTCCTATGGCTGTAAAGGCTGGCCCGATACCATTGACCATCGTGGACATGGAGGCGAGGGTGGCGATGAGTGTCATTCAGTACCCTCCCAATCTAAAAACGAGTAATCCAAACTTACCATTTCCCTGTCACCCGCCTTCGCCTGTTGCTTGCTATGTTCGGTTTTCTTTTTCTCTTCTTCGGTTGCAACCATCGCCCATACGAGTGATTGCTTGAATAAATGAGGTGGCATTGAGTACACTTCAAGCAAAGAAATTGAGTAGTGTTTAGCGATGGTATAAGCCCAAAGTTCAACTTGAGATGTTAAATCACTTTCACTGTCAATTTTATCTTTGCTTAGAAACTTTTGCACCCTCACTTTGTCGGCTTCGTAAACCCCCCTTGCAAAGCCTCCGCCATGTCGTTAGGTTGCGGTAGCACTTTCGAGAGTTGCTCACCGACATAGCCCTTGAGTGACAGCATTTCTTCTGTAGTCAAGGATGGATTGGTTTTAGTGACCCAATGGGTAAATGCAAATTGCCAGTAGCCTTTCAAGTTCAATGCTACATCCCCGTTTGCTACGAGGAACATTTCTTGAGCGGCGGCTTGAATGTCAAGGAAGGAGATTTCACGAACCCAAACTTCGATGATTGCACTTTCGTCATCGGGGTCAACCCGAATCTTGTGCTTGGTCACATCGTCATTCTTCAATAATAGGCTCTTGTTCATCACTACTTGTTGTTTGGTCATCTATTGCACTTCCATTGGCTACAGCCACCTCTTCGGTGGGGGCATCCGGCGTTTCTTCGGGGGCTACCTCTTCGGTAGGGCCGTCAGTCACACCCTCGTCGTTTTGCTTAAGTCGGAGAACTATCTCGGCTTTTGTACCGTAAACGGGCAAGCCTCGTTCTTTGCATAGTTCTCGCAGTTCAGCGACGGTTAGGGAATCGTATTGTACTTCATCAACGATGAAAGGGGATGGTGTGTCTTCTTGCACCAGTGGATTGATTTCTTCTTCGACCACTTCAACAGGGTTGTTGAGTATGTCGATGATAGCGGCGTGAATGGTGTGGTTTGAAGCACAGTCAATGTCTGTTTCCACTATGTCAAGACCGTTTGCCTTAATCACCCACTTGGCATATCCAACTGGTCCGAGGCGGCGGTATTGTTGTAGTGATTGCTTCATATTTTCACCTCAATACTTTGCGATAGTATCACGAGCCAAGACTTTGATAGACTTTGGCATAATTTTCAGTGTGGATTTTACCACACCTTTGTCTTCGGGAATTTGAAGTGGTGCTTCAATAATGTAGTAATCATCAATCAAAAGCACCATTTTTTCGGTGTGTAGGTCTGCTGTACTACCTATTTTATTCTTTTCAAAAATGATACGAATTTGATTGGTTGTTGAGTTGTTTTCACCGTGTACACTGAACTCCGTTCCTGTACGCATTTTGTGGTAAAACAACGGGTCATCCACTGCAATTTCCATTGTCATTTCATACGAAGTTTGACCTTCAACCATGAGGTTTGCGTTTCTCGCACCAGCAAATGGTACTTGGTCCGTTGATGCTGATGCTGATTGATACTGTCCATTGATGGTATGGAATGCTTGCATACCTGTTTGTCCGGTTAATGAGAAGTTCATCACTTGAGCAACTTGTTGTCCAGCCAAAGTAATGCTACCGTTGTAAAACATAAACGGTTTCTGCGTTCCCTTACCAATACCCGATTCAAGACGCTTTGCTTCGGTGCTGGCAGTATCATCAAACATGCGATGTGCGCCATATCTTGTCAACGGTGTGGCTTCTAAACGACCAGTATCGGTGTAGCAAAGAGCCGCATTGAAGTTGACTGAAAGGCGTAGTGCCGCATCGTTGTCAGTTGTCATGGTAAAGTCAGTGACCTTACAGCCACGGAACACACGAGTCAATTCCTTTGAGTCATTAACTCCACCATCGGTACTACCAGCATTTGAGTCAATATCTCGGCGGCGTTGTGATACTTCAAGAGCAAATGATGGTTGAGTGGTGCGAGAGAAAAGAAGATGTGAAACAGAATCAGTAATGGTATTATCAGTGCCAATTGCTACAGGGTTTGTATCAGCATCACCGATAATTCGTACTTCAACTGCTCTTCCCGAATCGTGAGCATATTTCAAGGGTTCATCCAAGTACACAACATGGTCGCCTGTGTTCTCCGAAACTCCGATTACTCTTCGGATTTCATTTGTTTGCGCCAAATCAAAATCAAAGTCAGTAAGTGTTCCATCCCATTCAGCCGAGCCTGTTTCCGGCTCATGGTCGCTTACAATAGGAACTTCTGTAGGGTCTTGAATTTCAATGTAAGTGCCTACAGCAACTTGAGCATCGTGAGCGTTGAGAACAATGTGTGATTGACCAGCAAAAGAAGCCGAGCCAAGAGAAAGTGTCACATCACTGGCAAGTGAAGTTTGAAGTTTGCTTAACAATTCATGTCCAAGACAGTATTTGAGCCAGCGAGCAGAATGCATAGCGACTTCAAATGAGCCACCTTCGTTGGTAAGTTTGCCGGGAACTTGCACGCTTACATCACGACCAAGCCCTACAACATGGAACCGCTTCAAGTCCACCTTAGTTTCGGGTAGGGTGAGGGCCGTAGCAATACCCAAGAACTGGTCAATTTTGAAAGATTCTGTTGCCGGAGCGCCTGTAGTTGCTTTTGACATAGCAACATCCATCGGTGGAGTTTTGTAAGGTAAAATTTCTAACACATTGCCCGGCCCCATAGTTGCCATAGCAGGTGTAAGCATAGCAGGTGTAATTTTTAGAGTGACACCATCATTTTCAACAATAGTAAAAATGCGCCCATTACTTGCTAAGTCACCCGATACAATATCATCAGCCCCGCTTCCACCCGAAGTGGTCCAAATAAGTTGAGAACCTACAAGACCATTTACGGGGTATCTCAAAGCGTGACGGTCTGCTGTATTGGCGTGGTTATCTTCTTGAAATAAGGTATCATTTACTTCTGCTTTAAAAGTTAATTCTGTGATATTCCCAGCCGCCGTACCAACAGTTAGCCCCACATCGGAGTTTGCACCCGTACCAATTCTTATTCGCAAACCCGTTTCCGGTGCAAATGATACTTCTGCTAAATCGCCCTTGTACACTGTGCTTGGCATGTTAATCAACTCATGGTATTGCTTCTGCGAGTATTACTACTTCAACTTGGAATGTCATACGGAATAATTGCTTGCTACGGTCGGAAAGGTCGGTGCGGGTCTTGAAAACTAAACGGTCAAAACTTACTCCATCCCCCTTTCTTTTCGAGTGAATCAGCCTTCGCACTTCGTTCTCAAGTGCTTGCAGATGCTTCCTCCCCTTAACAGTTCGCATATCAACCGTGATATTTATGCGAGAAGTGACGAAATCATAGAACAATTCCGGTGCTTCTTCGTTATGTGCTGTTTCATAGCACATAATGTAATCATGGCGTTGCAAATCAATACGCTTTCCTCTTTCCGGCGATGTGGAAGCAATATCAATTACTATGGGGCGTATATTGCTGGTATTTCCCCGATTCCAGTCAGTTTGAAACAGGTTGATGATAACATCAAGTGATTCAGTCCAAGTTGCAACCATCAAATACCACCACTTATTTTGTCGCTAAGTTCTTTGAAGTTTAAAGGAATAATAAAACCATCTTTGTATTGTAAGTTGTTTTCCACCATCTTCGGATTTTGCCGTAGCATCGCATCATCGGTGGCTTTCAAGAGTTTTTCCATCTCTTCATCGGTGGCTTGTTTTTTACTTGAAGTGTTAAAGTATGCACCATCTTTTTGTTGTAAACCTTGAGCAGAAGCCTCAATGTCCATCATTCGCTCACGAAAATCTTTGGGTTCTTGAGTGAACTCTTCACGCATTTGCTTTTGCAATTGCTTGTCTTTAATGTACATTTCAGTAATTCCAATATGAAAGTAATCACCTTGTTCTGTGAACTCTCGGACACTCACTCAAACACCACCATTTCGACATACTTTGGTAGGGTTCGGTCGATTTCGGCTTGATATAACTGCACCTTGCTCGCAAGGTCGATGTTCTGTGTACCTTCGGGAATAAGCACCGAGCGGTCGTCAGCCATCAATAATTCAATGGCAACCATCTTGGTACATACATCTTCAATGGCTTTCTCAAGGTATCTTTCACCGTAAATATAACTGGTTTTGATAGCGTTCCATTCAAAGAACGGGTAGGAGTTGTTGAAGTAAACAATCCCCATTTCGTGGTCAAGCCACCAATCACGGAGTCGGCCACTGTCACCACTACCGCTACCACCCTGTAGGTCAACTAAGAGTGATTGTTGGGTGATAGCCCCTGTAATTGCTCCTAAACTACCGGTGACAGCCACGCATCCTGTGAAGGAGGTAGCCGTCTTACCTGTGTATCGGAATACATCGCCACTGGCATCAATAGCAACACCAGCGTTTACAAATCCTTCTGTAGATGCTACATTGATAGTTGTACTGTCAAGGCTTGTGAATGTAGTGCTGTTGGTCTGTGTTTGGTCAATAGCAATGCTTGATGAATTGGTGACCATACTACACACCTCACCAGCCTTTACACCCCTCATGCTGGTGACTTTGACCACACCTGTACCGTAATCAGCGTTGGCAGTAGCCAAGAACTCATTATGAATAGCGATATTTGATGTAGAGCCTTCAAGTGTAAATGTTGGTGAAAACTCAACAGCCGCTTTGCTTACACGGTCTTCCTTGTTGATGAGGTCAGCAAAGTTTTGCGCTACCGTAGCGGCATCAAAGTCGTCACGCCACTGGCCTGTACCAGTGCCTTGAGCAAGAGTAGCAACACTTCCATTACCGGGTGAAAAGTACACTGCGGCTGAACTAAGGGAAGACACATCCTCAAACTTTACACGGGCTTCTGCCGCACCAATTTCACGATAGTCAGCACCTTGCCATAGTTCAAGGCGAAGAATTTGCTGTACATTCCTAAAAAGGAGGGGTGCAGTACCGACATAATCAGTGTAGTACCGTCGTCGGTATGGCTTGTAGGTATCGAAATTGATGTACTCGGCTGATACCAAATAAGGTCGCCAAGCGTTGCGAGTAAGATTGTCGATGCGGTCTTGCATCTTGAGAATAACATGGTCCACTTTTGCCTTCGTCATTCCACGAGTACGGCCATCTGTGAACGATGCTTGATTTTGCACATAGGTGTTGTCAGCCACTTGATAATCAGCCGCCGTAATACTACCACTGAAAGTCAGTTTTACACCGCTGGCTGAACTGGTGATAGCAGTAATGACTTTTTCAAAACCCATAGGGTCTGCATCGGAGTAAATCAAAAGTGTGTCACCAACACTGTAGCCGTTGTTTCGATAGTCGCCACCAGTGATAAAAACACCATCAGTAGCACTGTCGGCACTTACGAGGACAGCCTCGCTTGGTCCAATATCGAGTAGGTCAGCGACTTTTTGGGCGGTGGTGTACACTACAGCAGACGGGTCAAGTGGGCGGGTTTCCGCTTCACCGGGACTGAACACTACTGGCATACATTACCCTCCCTCACCCTTGCTGTTCTTTCGTATCAAAAGGAATGCCCATTTGCTTTTGACAATCAGCACAAATATCATTTGCAACTTGACCACGGAATAGTGAGAAATCTTTGCTACACTCGGCACATTTACTACTTGGAGTAGGATTATGCCTCGCTCGCACTTCTTCGGGAATCTCAACCCCTGCTACCGAAGGATAGCCAAATTTCAAGATACTCCAAGCATCACGCATAGGAACTTGGCGAGAGGTCATGATACGGCGCATGTGTTCAGCCTCGGCATCGGGGTTGAACTCTTCTTCTTCGGGCGGCATACCATCACGGAGTTTACCTTCACTGTCAAACAAATCGGGTGTTTGAGGCATCTCACTCTCAACATTGGGTTCACTCAACGAACTTTCCAAGTTTTGCCCCTCAAAGGGTACTCTTTCGTTCATGAACTTGAGTCCGTGTTCCTCCGGGTTCGCTACAGCGTCGTACATGAGTTTGTCACGGGCTTGAGTAAACTGTTCACCTGCGGCATCACCACCAGCACCACGAAGTTCGTTAGCGACTTTTTTGTTTGCCCACCGTTGAAGGCGAATTTCTTCACCATCTGCGGTAAGCACCTTTTGTCGGTGGGGTTGAATCGCTTTAATCAAAATCTTCATAGTATCACATTCTGTTCTTTTCGTCACGACTTGCTAAGTTGTATTCCATTGGTTTGTCACAACTACCACAAGTGGCTCTCCACATAAAATGAAGGAAGCCACAGTGTGTACAGCGTGTACCCGAACCTATGTTCAGCACATCACCGATATTACGATTACGGTTGCGTTGTGAAGATGTAATACCCTTGAGGGGGTTTTGCTCGTCAGTCACAGCGGCAATGCTGTACTCACTATCGTTTTTGACACCTTGCTTACTCGACCGCACCATGTCGCTAAGGTCGAGGGTTCTTGCATCAAATCCCATACCTACTCACCTCAAGCGAGTTGGTATGTCACCATGACAAAGACATTTCCCAATACAGGGAATACTTCGGTATCAATTACAGAACTCGTACTGCTTGAATCAGCAACCGCTTGAATGAGGTCTTCAACTGCCGCCGCCCATGTAGCCGCCGCATTTACCTCTTTAGGCGAGAAAGGGCCGAAGCACTTTACGCCAATCTTGGTTAGTGATGCCATTTAAGTCACCGTTTCAGCGTTGACCAAGAATCCACCATCGACCGGCCGAATCCGAAGTACCGTCCGGTGGTGTAGTGTTTTGCGGTGCGTCGATAACGAGTACCTTTCGAGTTTCATCCACTGAAATGTCAAGACTCTTGCTGATAAGTGTGACTCCGGGCTTGTAGGCTCCGAACACGCAAATAGGTGCATCGTCATCCATTTGTGCAATAAGACCCGGTGCTTCAAGAGTCAATTCAGTAGCGGCCACTCCCGCCAAAACGCCTTGAAAAGTACCATCAACGGCGTAGATAGATTGGCCGGGGTAAAGAGCAAGGGTAGCGTTTGTACCATCGACTGTCAAAGTTGTTTGTCCAGCGGCTTCGTGTGCCCCTTGGTTAATGAGTACGCCAGTTGTGACAATTCCCGATGTAATGTGTCCACCGGAGGCTATCACGCTGGTAAGATGGCTTGAGTAATCAACTTCTCTTCCACCTGCTACAAATGTACCGGACAACATCAAAAGGTCGCCTACTACATGCGTTCGTATATCTTGTGCTACAGTTCCCATTATTGTTCATCTCCTGTTGTTTCTTCGCTGGGTTCAACTTCACTTAAAGATTCCTCAACTGGTGTAGGGTTCAAATGTTCCTCAACCAGTTTGAGTGCGGCAGTCTTTGTAAGATAGCCAGCACCCGTAGGTACTTTTTGTGCTTTTAACCAAGCAAGAATGTCTTTGCGGCTCCAACCCGTGTCGGGCAAGCCGTCATTACCTGCGTCTGTGGTACTTTCCTCTTCACCTTCAATCAAGAAGCGTGATGCGGGTAGTGTGTGTCGCCACTCGTTGAGCCATTCTTGCTCAACTTCAACGACTTCTCCACGAGTCCACATACCCATTGCGTGTCGCATGGGGCGTTCAAAGAACGGTCCCAAAAAGGTCACAGTAGGCAATTAGCCCACCTCATCCAACGATTGCAGTTAGCAAGACAACATCTGTTGCCCCACCAGTTGTATATGCGATTGTACCCGATTCGTGTGCAACAACGGTAGCCGCCGCCAACAAAGATTCGTCGGTGTCGGTGTCGTTGACAAGGGAGAGCAAAGCGAAAACCTTGCTTAGTCCACTGTCGTATGCGTTTACATCGAAGGTGTGTGCTGTTCCTGTGTCACCGGTTAGGAGAACCGAAACAAGTCGGAGTCCCGAAATTGGTTTGTTTGCGCTTGAGTTCACGGCTTGGAAAGCATCCAAATTACCGGGGTATTTCTTGGTCGCATCGCTGGAATCAGCAACGCCGGAAAGCCATGCTGTGTTGTCGCCAACAGTTCCATTTGCGTTAGGAACAAGTTGAGGTGCGCCCGGTGTGTTTCCACCAATTGCAATATCCAAGTAGGTCGTCGTCACTGTCAAATTACTGTGTGCCATATTATGTCATCTCCATTATTTTTTTTCTCATCCACCATCACTTAAGGTCACGAATTGAAGCGTGTCCTCCGAAGAAAGTCGTCCATAGTTCTCCCATAGTTCGGTACATTCCTTCTTGTCCAAGACGGTTGATTGCGAATGGGTCACCAGTTTCAATACCACTCTCGAAGTATTGGGTCGGGATAGCGGTTGAGAAGTACAAGTAGTCCGTATCGAGGAAGTACATGCGGCTCAAGGTGTCTGCTTGAACATCCTTAGATGGGATGATTGGGACACCGTTGTAGGTAGCGACGATGAATCCGGCTTCGATACCGGGAACACCCTTCACACCGTTGTAGGTAGGAGTGATTCGCTTCTCTTCCATGAATCGCTGTTGCGACTGTAGGAGTTGTTGAAGGCGCATCAAAGTGTCATATCCTGTAAGGATGACCTTTGGATTGCCACCACGGGTCCATGTCTTTTGGAAGATGGTGTCCAAGTGGTCGAGGGAGAGAGTTCGGTCAGTACCGGAGTTCTCATCGTGTTCTGCAAGGGACCAAGAGTTTGCACTTCGGTCGATTGAGTAAATGTCTTCGTTAGCGGAAGAAGATGCACCAGTGGTGATTCGGTCAAGTGACTCGAAATCGTTGCCAGCGGCGGTAGCCTTGTCAACAAGAAGCATCTTGTTGATATGCTCGGCGTGGTGCTTACCCATTTCTTCCTTGAGGATTGAGCGAATGTCGCCCAGTCCGTCATCCTTGTCAGCAAGGAACATTGCAGTTTCGCTCATGTCGAAGGTGTGAACCACAGTCTTCGGCTTTGCGGCAATGTGTTGGAAGATAGGCTTGGTTGTGTCCGGTAGGGTTGCGTTTTCTGCAACACCGCCGCCAACAGTGAACGAAGGTCGTGCAGTGATGACTCGCCATCCACTGCGTTCCCACGGTCGCTTTGGTAGGATTGAAAATGCGTTGAACTCTTGGTTCAATTGGGACCAAACTTTGCGACCATAAATCGCTTGGTAAGTACCAGCAGTTGAGGACAGCATAGGGCTGTCAGCCTTGAGCAACTCACTACCGGAGTAGGAATAGCCCATTGCGTTCCCTGCGCCGTAGTAGTATCGTTCCATGTCAGTCACGCTTCGGATATAATCTCTTGCCATATTTTTCATCTCCATTATTTTTTTGTTTTTCAAGCCCCTCGTGTGACCGAAGCGGCGAGATTGTGTACTTCATCCCAAGACATGTTGCCCAAGTCTTGTGTGGATGGGACTTCGACATTCGTTGTAGAAGCCGACTTTTGAATTGATGTGCCGGAAATGGCGATGTTATCAATTCGCTCACTTAGAGCGTTGATGGACTTCATCACTTCATTGATTGGGGCACGAGCATCGAACTCGGCTTTTTCAGCCTCATGCTTTGCGATTGCCATTTCTTTGCTCAATCGGTCAGCAAATTGAGATTCAAGGTCGCCACGGAATCCTTGTTCCAATGCGGCGGCTTTGTACACTTCGTATGCGGCTTCAATATCACTTGAAGAAACATTGTTGTGGTTAAGGTAGCCCTTGCTCATCGAAACAGGTCCGAGTGCGCCGGATGGGGTCTTACCACCGGTTGAGGTGATAGCGTTGATTGCACCAGTTGATGGGCTTCCGTTCTCTTGTCCTCGGCCACGGACTTGACCACCGAAGTAGTCAGCACCGTCAACAGCGTCGGGGTTGTCGAAGCCACCAAGTTGTGCCTTCTCCAAGTTGTCGAAATGTGTTCGTGCTTGCATAGTGTCAACACCAGCAGATTTGAGGGTGTCTTCCATCCAGTTTAGGTATTCAGCGGTGATTACATCGCTGTATTCACTCTTTGCGTACATCTTATCATCTTTCATATCTTCATCATCCTTTTTGTCTTCGTCTTTGTCAGCGAATGGGTTTTTGGATTCTTTCTTTTCCTCTTTGGGTTCGGAATCATCCTTTTTGTCGTTCATGTGTTCTTTGAGGCCGGGAGGCATTTCGCCTTTTTCCATTGCGTCAAGTCGTGCTTCAAGTCTGTTCATAACATTGTTTAAGTCATTTTCTGTGGTCATGTTGGTGTCCTCCTTTAGAATGCGAAATTGTGCTTCGGGGTTAATTCCCTTTTCACAAATCGTAATCTCATGTAGTTCCATCTTACTAATTTCTTGGTAATCTCCGTGTTCTCCATCGGACTTTCGCACTCGCTTGAATGCCTGTCCTCCAATGGAAAATCCTTGCAGATTACCCTTACGGATTTCTGCGGCCACTTCACGAGCCTTTTCAATGTCGTTGCGAAGTGAAACAACCACAAACATACCAGTATCATCAACTTCGGATTTCCACATCCTTCCGTTTGAGTCAACATAGGAGTCAATAACTTCTCCCACTTGAATGTTAGAGTGAGCAAGTTGTACATTGCGGAACTTGTCACTCTTCATGAATCCGCCAAAAGCATCCTTTAGTGCTGAACGGGTAATGAGGTCGCCTTGCTTGTCCACCAGTTCAACTGATGCGTAGCCAGCGATAACCATATCGGAACTGCCCTTGATGAGAGCAATGCCGGAGGTAGGTCGCTTAAGGGACAACATTACCCTCCGATTCATTGTCATGGTATATAGAATGATACTATTACATTGAAAGAGTTGGAGTATCATTTTCATCGTCATAAACGATGGACTCGTCTTCATCGGTCTTCATTTCAATGTGTTTTATTGGCTTTTTCTTTTTTTCTGCGGAATCGGGTTTTATTTCCTCTTCATCCGGCCTTTTCTTGCCATCATAATCCGGTAAGTTGCTTTCTTCGGTTAATTTTGTAGGACCGCTTGGTGATTCTATAGGTGTAGCCATATCAATTCCTAAGCCTTTTGGTCCAGTCCAAGTCAATTTTTCTTTAGCAAGTTGGTCTAAAGCCCTACTGATTACTTCAAGTGCTTTCTTTGTTGAAGGTTTAAGCAAACGATTGTCGTCTTTTTCATCCAACACCCCTGCCGATTGCTCATCTTGTCTTTTACGACTCGGTACATCTTTTTCATCCATTTCCAACTTCATAAGATGACCTTCAATCATCAATGGAGCAATGGTATGCCAATATGGATGAAGACTTTCTGCTAATGTGATTGAATAGTTTGACTTTCTCAAATCACCCAAAGCGGAAGAAGGTGTGTGTAGATACCAACTTTCTCCAATCCTTTCAACTTGATATACCACAGTGTCGATATTTTTCAAAATTACTTGAATGGTATTGTTGTGGTATTCTAAATCGTGTGGTATGAGTATAGGTGAAAATGACTTTGTGAGTAAGTCGAGTGATTCTGTGCTGGCCGCACCTTCGCCTTCACCTTCACTTTCTATTTGTCCCACTTGTACATTGTACACATCTCGACTTTTTCTTCGCTTCTTAGAAACACCAGTAATAGTCGCTCGAACAATATCGCCAACTTTGAATGCCTTTTGTTGATTGTGTGCTGTTCCTACATCCATGTAAAATTTGTTTTTATGTGTCACAGCCCGGTTGCCCAATGATTCACCATCAAGAATTGGACCAGCACCAAGTTGGTATGAGAATGGACCATTACCCTTACGGTTAAGGATAATGAAATTGAAGTCACGAGTTTTACGCAGTAATAACCACTTTGGATGACGACGCTCTCCTTTCATATATGTGGATTTGTTGTCACGCAGAAGTACAACTTTATGTTCATTCTGTAAAATTTTAACAGCATCTTCAAGTCCTTCTTCATCAGTCATTTTAGTGTCATGCGGGCCGGGAATAATGACATTTTCATGGCTGTCAAACTGCCCTCTTAGCACTTTCATGCGTTCATGCATCAACATTTCACTCACATTGGTATCATCATAATTGATAATGTCAATGATGTTCAAATCTTCTTCACCTACAATACCATCAATAACAAAGTTATTGTCATTTAGTTCTGCAAGGCTTTCTTTGAAGGCTTTTTTCAATCCTACTTTACGGCCATTCTCGTCGTAAGTGGTAATTTCATTGTCCTTTTGTACGATAATAACACGCTTACCATCGTACCATTTACTCACAACCCAAGAACCACTGAACCCTCTCAAGTGTTCAAGGTCGCTTAAATCAAAGATACGATGCATGGGTCGTACAGGTGGAACCCATTCAGCATCACTACTCTTTGTTAAAAGAACATCCGGGTTCAAAAGAGAAGTAATATATTCTCCCATCTCACCCAAAGCAATACGGTCTTCTGCTGTTTCGTAAGTTAATGGATTCATTGCTAAAGCCGGTGATGTGGCATTTTGTACTGGTATGCTTTCTAAACCTTGAAGCACTTGACTACCTACTTCATTTCCATGTAAACCAGTAATTGCATCTTGCCATGTATTTTGAAACAACTTTGGTTCAGTAAAAGTTCCAACTATAGGTTCACCATCACTTGAAAAATCAATTCCAAATGTTGATTGTTGAGGATTAGCCACCGAATGTACTACACCGGCTCCGGTGTGTGTTGGTATGATACCATAGGTATCGGGGTTTATTCCACCTACAGGTACAGGTTCTTCATTAAAACCAACAGACAGTGTGGTTTTTTCTTGAGGTGTTATGTTATCAATGTTAATTTGATTTTGATTCAAGGCGACAATACTATCAAGTCGGTTTTTTGAAGCACGAGTCTTGTATTTTTTCTCCCCCGAACCAACACCAAAGCGATTGTGAATGTCAATTTTCTTACCGCCAGCATCAAAGAACGATAAACCAGCAGGTGTCATAAGCGAATCATCGGCTACGGTGCGTACAACATTGCTTGTAATGCTATGAATTGGGTGTTGCTTCCATTTTTCGTGTTTTGGTTGAGAGTTTTCCATTGCAATGTGGAAGCCTTCATTTACACTATCTTGCAAAAATTCATCATCACCAGCAAGATGATGCAAAAAGAAATCATCATCAAATTTACCGCTTTCCATAAGTTGGCCCACGGTACTCACATGCAAGGGTTGGTTTGTATTGTTAGATTCGTCAATTATTCGTTGAACATGTGAAGCCATGCGGTTTCTTTGTTCTGTAGTTTTTGGAGTAAGACCAAGACCTTCTAAAACTTCATCGGTGTTCATAGTACCATCAACGGTAAAAATTTCGTCACCTTGTAGATGTTCGGTTATTTTTGGATGTACACCCTTTTGTCGTTGGGGTACTTTTTCAGTTGTATTACCAAAACGGTATGCTTGAGTTTTGATACCGTGTACATCATGCGGTACTATACCCAACATTCTTTCAGCCTCAAACATCAGTCGATTGTGATTTGCAAGGAACTGTTGAGGGTCTGTTCTTGCTAATTCTTCACTAAAGTGATTTGGGTCATGTTCCAATACACGGGGTAGTAAAAATTGTGCGGCTTGAAATACAGACTCACGGCTTGCTTTGAGTAAGTTATTGAAAACTTTAGCATCTGCTTCAACAGGATTGGTTTTACCAAGTGCCTTCTTTGCGGCTTTACCTTGTAGTTGATTAAGTTCAACTGTGAGTTCTTGTATTTCATTCATAATGCGCTTTGCCCCTTCGGGACTAAACTCTCCTTGTGCCGCAGGGTCATAGAGTGTTGATTGAAGTTGTTCAATTTCTGTACGAATATCTTCTTCTCTTTGAACAGAAGGGTACATACCACCGATTGATAACGCTCTATGAATAGTGTGAGCATCAAATGGAAGTAGATTACCTTCTTTATCTTGAGTTTTAATTTTACTTTTACCCCTCAAACTTCCTTTTTTGTTTGCCTCTAACTTTTCTTGTGCCAGTTCATAACGGTGGTTTGTCAGCCATTTATGCAAACCTTCAATGTCGCCAGTGTTGAGTGCTACATCTTGTTGAGCAAGAGCATCCTTAAGTTGTTGAAATTCTATGTTATTTTCATCGTCATCAATATCCCCATGAAGGTGATTAAAAACTTCGGTTGCTGAATTGTTGTTCAATTTTGCTAATGCAGTTAAAATCCTCATATTTTTGGCATCATCGGCGTTTCTAATGTACCGCTTGGTATGTGCAAACGATGGTTGTGTTTGCCCCATTCCTTGAAAATCTATGAAATCGTCATGGTCAGCACCATAAGTGACAGGTATTTTTCCATCTTTTAATGCCTTGAGTTGTTCCATTGAAGTTTTGTTGGGTGCATGGGGTGAATTACTTCGACCGAGCATAGTTTTGAGATAATGTAGTTTTCTTTTCTTTGCTAATATAGGCGTATCACCGCTATGTGATGAATATGCTTGTTCGGGATGAGTAGTTTTCATAGCGTTAGATGTAATGGATGGATGGAAATACCGTGTTTTAAATTTCTTTCTTTCTGCACTGTTCATGTTCCTTATTGCATATTCTGTTTGAGGTGAAAGCGTTGTTTTGTGAAGAGTCCAGTTGTGTTTTTCACCCGCTAATGTTCTTGTAAATACATTGGCTGGTGAAAATATGTTTTCCAACAAAGTGCGTTTATCGCCTTTATCAAACTTTTTTGTGACTGGGTTCCAAGTACCAACAGGATTTGCTTTTCCAGTACCAAAATGCAACCCTAATGACATATTTTCCGGGTTTACATTTAATGGTTCATACTGTTTTGAACCTGTTATCGCATTGGTATGCGGTATAGTTTCAAACATTGAAGAAAACTCCGGCATAGTATCGTCTTCCTTTATGCTTGAAGTTTGTACTGGCTTTTGACCTTCACCAGTAAAGGGGTTAAAAGGCTCATCAGCATCTATGGAAGCAGGTAATAGTTCATCGAGCGTCAATTGCATTCCGGGCGATAAACTGTGAATTATTTCGTTGTAAGCAGAATGAGTCATACCTGCTCCACCACCTACATCAAAACCTTGACTCCAAAATTTAGCCGGTCCTACGGTGAAATTACCATTACCACCAAGTTGCCAGTGTTTGGGTACATCTTCATCGGGATGAGGGCCATGTGGGGATTGAAGGAAAGAAAGGTGTTCCCTCATTTCCTTTCCTCTTGATGCGATATTACCGCTTAATTTTGCTTCTTCTTCCATATTTTCTATGTCTTCTAATGGTATAATAGGACCATCCATGTTTCCGTAAATAGGGTGCTTTAACAGTGGTTTACGGGTTTTAGGGTCATAACCGGCAAGGAAAAGAATATCTTCCATTGACATAAATGCTTCATGTGGACCTTGCATGATAGTTTTCTTTTTTGGTCGATGGTTTCTTGATGATGCCCATAGACCTTTTACTCCATCTTTTGTTTCAAGGGGGTAAGATTCCGCCATGTCATTTTTGTCAAGATTCAACTTTGGTAAGAAACTGAATGGTTTACCTACCCACTCACCGTTTTGGTCTTCTTCGATACCATGAGCATCATGCAACGCTTCAATGATATAATCAGCAATAGAACCAGTTGCTTCTTTTTTATCATCCAACAGTTGGTATGTATGAGCGGCTTCACCAAAGGCATTTTGCAAAAACCTGTTTTCACCTTGACTATAATCTTCCATACTTTCCATACGATGATATGCATTAGCACCTCTTTGCTCATCACCTCGTGTAGCCCAATTTAACTCCGGTGTACGACGAATTAAGTTATTCCAAGCAATGCGAGCAGAAGGTATTGTTTCACCGTTGGGTAATTTTAGAAGAGGGCTTTTATCAAGACCACCTTCTTCATGTATTCGACGCATAACTGCTGTACGCTCAACAGGGTTTAGCCATTCAAGACCATACATGTACCCCTCATGACCAAGTGCCGATGGGTGTTCATCACCATTTTCATCAACAACATAATCGTCACTTACCCATTGCTTGGCTCTTGCTTCAAAATGAGCAACTCGCAAGCGATTCTCATTTTCTTCTGCCGAACGACCTTCCGAAAGATTTGCCTCATTCATTTTGATAGCATCTATGTTATTTCGTTTCCATCGTTGATAATCTCGTTGATACAAGTCATCTTGATGAGAAATATTGCTACCATTTACTCGGATTGGTCCTAATAGTGTTTTTTTATTGTGACCAAAAATAAGTGGACTTTTGACCTTTTCAAGTTCATCGTGTAGTAAACCTTCCATTCGTGCTTCTTCTTTTGAGTGTCCGTTGAAAATGTGACTTCTAAACTTTTC